AACTGATTCAGTACCAAAAATTGACCTGTAAAACTGATTCAGTACCAAAAATTGACCTGTAAAACTGATTCAGTACCAAAAATTGACCTGTAAGCTATCTTTCGCGCGCGTATATACTTTATTTATATAATTATCTTTAAGTATAAAAAGAACCATATATATAAAAAAAGAAATATAAAAAGAAAAAAAGGTATTACCGTAAAATTGAGTTTGCGCTGTTTTCTGCCCGTGAGCCTTACAACTATACCGCTGAACGAATTGCTGTCTGCCATGCCAATTTTCGGGGAAAATAACCGTTCACTCGCGAAAAAACGAATAGATTCATTTTTAAATTACCGTATAACAGACTGTAAATCAACGCAATTTCAGGCCAATGCATGACTCTGTCACATTGAAGAGGTCATCGGTTCGAATCCGATCGTCCCTACCCCGTAAAAACAGGCATTTCCGGCCATATTCAACACAAAATGGATATGGTCGGAAATATTCGTTTAGACCACTTTTGGACCACTGAGCGAATAGATTCTATTCGCTTCTAAAAATAACACATCATGACCACTATCAAACTCGCAGTCCTAAAACATACAAAAGCCAAAGATGGCTCATACAAAATCAGAATATCCATCGGACACAAATCCGAGACCCATTACATCGTAACGAAATACAAGGTCTCAAGCCTCTCCCACTTCGTCAACGGTCAGGTCGTTGGCCAACCAGACGCTGCCGCCATCAACCTGAAACTCCGAAAGCTTCTCACAGACTATGACAACCGCCTCGACAGAGTGCTCTCACCGAATCAATACACCTGTGAGCAGCTTCGTGACATCCTTCAGAACATGCAACCCGTGCAGAATGATATGACCTTCGCCACATACACACGGCTCTCCATCGATGAACTACGCAAAGACGGAAGAGAGACAACCGCCATCATGCGCGAATACCAGTTGAAGAAATTCCTCGAATTTACAGGCGGTGACGTGTTCCTCTCTGAGATAACACCCAGACTCATCGCAGACTATTCGCGATGGTTCCGCCGACAGAAGGCATCCGATTCCCTCGAATCCATCAACATGACTATGGTTAAGACCGTTGTCAACAAGGCCATCAAGGAAGGTATCATCAAATATGATGTTCACCCCTTCGCCTACTACTCAACCATCACACCAGAACCTCGTGAGCTCGACATCCCCGTTTCCGACATCATTCTCATCAGAGACTATCAGACGCCATTCAAGGGAGAGCAGAAAGCCCGCGACCTATTTATCCTATCTTACTATCTGGGCGGTATCAACCTCATCGACCTCATGGCCTACGACTTCCGCAACAAGCAGACAATGGAATATATCAGAATCAAGACCAGGAATAAGAAAAAGACCAACCGCACCATATCATTCACCATCCCACCAGAGGCTTTCCCTCTCATCAAGCGTCACATGAACGCTGAGACAGGACACCTCGACTTCGGTACCAAAGGCTCATACGACACATTCAAGAACATCGTGACACGCGACATCAAGCGCGTAGCCCATAAAGCAGGCGTAGAACAATGGAAACGTGTCTGCTTCTACACCGCCAGAAAATCCTTCGTGCAGCACGGCTTTGACCTCGGCATATCACTCGAAACGCTTGAATACTGCATCGGACAATCCATGAAGTCCGGCAGACCCATCTTTAATTATCTCAAAATCATGCGCCGCCACGCAGACACAGCAATCCGCACCATACTCGACAACCTCGCCTCGCCTCCAACTACACAGGAAGATGAGGAAGGAAAGGATAGCAAAGGAAATGGGAGCAAATAAGCTCCCATCCTTATCTTTATTACAAAAACTGAAAAAATTGCTGAATCTCAGAACAATGCGAACGTAACACCCACGCCGATAAACGGCTGTGGCTTCCTATCCAGAAGGCCGACACCATATCCTGCCATGAACCCAACCTTCCATCGGTTAGGAGGCTTCTCTTCCTTCATGACTTCTCTGATCGTCCGAGTCCTTTCCGTGTTGATAATCATGATACTGTCCAACTTCGCCCGATACCCTGACACATACGCCACATAGTTACTATCAGAATAAACATTCTGCTGAATCGGCACCCTGACAATCGTATCACTGTCACACACCTGAACCTCCGGCATCGGCTCGCCCTCAGACATCTTGCGACTTGATACCACAACAATCTCTACAGGCTTCTGACTAACCATCTTCGGCTCTACTACCTTCACCGTGTCCTTTCTCACCACGACCTTCTCCGACCTCTCGACTTTCGGATTCCGTGACATCACGAACACATTCAGCGCCAACGATGCCACCAGCAACGCCAGCACGATAATAAACAGATACTTTTTCATTCTTCCAACCATTTTATCCATTCCGTAGGAACGGTATTCATCTTCAACTGTCCGAAGGAAATGCCTTTCAACCTGTTTAGCCAACCCTCCAGGAACTTTTCCTGTGAAGGGTCTCTTCTGACAATCCCTTTGACAAACTCCTGTCTCGCCGCTTTCAGCTCCCCAAACAGATTACGTGCATCTCGTCCGTTGAGAGCCATCAACGTCTTCGGCCCTACAATTCCATCAGCTTTGACTCTGAGAACCCTCTGGGGGATGGTTATGCCGTAAGAACCTGATGCCCACACCCAATCGACAAGCAGGTTGGCAACCGACTGACTCTTTATCCCATCAGCCTTCCATCGATTCCAATAGTTCCTCCGACAGATTTCCATCGCGTCCTCGCTCGTAATCTTTCGAAGATCGTCCACATCGATGTCTCCATCACCATCTTTGTCATATCCTTGGGCCTTCCACGTGGAGATCGTGACACCATACTTCGTAGCACCACCCTTGTCTCCATTCGTATTCGAGAAGCCGCCTTCCCAACTGAGAATGTACGGCCACAACTTTTCCAGATCTGCCATAACTTATAATGTTTCTTTTGTTTTACCTTCTAAAACAGACTTGCGCATCGCCTCAGCCAAAATCTCAACCAATTCTTCACGGCTGAACACCTGCTTCGCCAATCTCTCCGCTCTCGCAATCTCTGAATGAACCTTCTCATCAGCCTTCTCCCTTACACTCAGGAACTCGACTATGCACCAGAATATGCCGACCGCCAACGTTATCAGAGGCAGACCGTAGACCATATCCCAGCCCCACCACAGGTAAAGCTTCGAGAAATGAATCAATAAGTCGATGAGTAATCCCAACAGCATGCACCCATGGTATAAGACGAACTTGAACCCCGTTCGCTTCAGGTAATCACTCTTCCACTTCTCTTTACGGTACCAAGCCTTGTACATCCCTGAGACCAGGTCGATGATGATGGCCAAAAAAACGATGATGATGGCAACCATGCCAATCTGAATCGTCATCTGTGTTCCTTCAAACAACGCCTCCATCATGACACCTCCTTTACATCTTCAAATTCAGACCACTCGACACTCTCTTTCTCTTCCCAGCCTTCATGCAAAGCCTCTCTGATATGGCCCATCACAGCATCGAAGAATGACATGTATTCCTCTGCTGTTCCGAACTCCACATAACGCGGTGACTCTTCCGTCCCCAGCTTCACTACGATGGGATAAACGGCAGTACCTCCCTGAACCTGGACAGCAAAAGCGAGATAATCACGCTGATTGTTCGCATCCAGCCACACCAGAGAACCATCATACTCGAAGCCTTTCAGAATCTTCTCCTGGACACCCTCATTGACCGCCTCATGATATGACGCCTTCAGCTCACTGACGGTTGGTCGGTGCTTGAACTTCTCCCTATAGTTAAAGCCACCCATTTCATCAACACCATAGCCAATTATGGCCTCGTACTTCTCGCGGCCTACTCTGTAGAGGCCATCCTGACGTGCTTCCGCACCATAGATTTTCTTCATCATAACAGATTATTTTTTAAGTGAATATATAACGAACTTTTCCGTCACCAAACACCTCACTGTCGATCGTAGTCTGAAACGGTATCTCATTCAGCTCTTTCAACTTATCCAGATACCACTCTTGCTGCTTATCAGCCGTGAAGTACTTACCAAACGACCCATCATCAAACTGGAATGAGACCAACGTCCTCATGCCGTTATCGGTCTTAACATCCTTCTCATAATCCAGAATCGTAATGTGCTTGTTCTGGAGAGAGCGCTGCGTGTATTGCTTTCCTCCGAACCGCTTCTTTCCATCTTCTGCAATATACTGCAATCCGATGTTCTTGAACTCTTTCATACTCTTTCCTGTTAATGTTTTATAAAGATTCTCACAATCGCCCCACTTCGCCATGCCCTTGAAAGAACCGATTATCTTCTGTCTTCTTTTCCGGCTCTTCACCCGTGCCAGCTTCCGTGCTGCATTCTTCTTTGTGCGTTTTCTCAGCCTTGAATGGTCACCGTAATCCACATAACCAAGGAAATCATTCCCTTCTGTGGCTGGTCTGACTGCCTCATTCCTCTTTACCTCCAATCCCAGACTCTCTATCTCTTCATGGATGATGTCCCTGATATGCCACAGCCACCTCTTCGATGAGCCATACACCCTGATATCGTCGCAATAGATGTACAGATACCTCACGCCTTCATCCTCTTTCAATCTATGCCCCAGCCTCGCCAACAGCATATTACCGAAACACTGTGAGGACCTCAGACCAATAGACAGGCCCTTTGGCATGAGCTTGATGAAGCTGTACAATATCGGCAACAGAACTGGGTCCTTGATTTTCTGATTCACCAACTTAATAATCAGAGTCTGGTCGATACTCTCATAGAACTTTCTAATATCGCTCATATAGAAATATCTCGTTCCCTCTCTGTCATGCCTGATGTCAGACCGCATCTTTCTAAACAATCTGTGCATCCCTCTTCCCTTGATAGACGCTGCCGATGTTCTGATTAGTGACGGGTACAGGTATTTCTCCACAACCCTCATCACCGCATTACAGCCAATCCTATCAAACACACATGGAGACTGTATAAGCCTCTTCTTTGGCCCGTCCTGCACCCAGAACTCTTCATAATCCGTGATTCGGAACGCGCCGGAACCTATCAGATTCACCAAATCGCCGATGATCGCCTCTTTGTCTAACTCATAGGCCCTGCGCCGTTCCTCTTCCAGACCTCCCACCACCTCATCGAAGGCATCAACCATGTTCCGCCAATCGATAATCTCAGCGATGAGGAACCCATATCTTTTACTCATGTGCTTTCCTTCACTTCGTGACCGTTAAGATTTTCAACCTGAGCCCCCCCAGTCTACTTGCCTATTATAGGTCACACCATTCATTTTTCCGCTTTCCAGACTCACATCTGCTTTTGCCGAGGCTCAGGTCTCTCGGTCTTAGTCTCAAGTCAATCCATGACCTCACACCATAGAACCGATTCCGTTTGATTGCAAGACGCGCACCGTTGTTCGTGTTCGAGTTCGAAGAGGCGTTGTTCGCGTTCGCATAGACGCAACCGCCATTCGCATTCGCATTGTTGTTCGCACGACCAACGACACGCTGAGACCTTCTACCTTCCATGCTCACAACCCACCCGATGGGGAGCCATGAACACGATTGAGTCAGGAGGCTTTCACCTCCTGACCTTCACGCTTTACGCTTCATCATCGATGTCGCTCTCATTCTCGAACTCACCGCTGAAGGCAAGACGCGCACCGAGGAGCGTGCTCGAGTAAGAAGAGGCGAGGTACGCGCTCGCACAGACGCAACCGCCAACCGCACTCGCATTGCTGAGCGCACGACCAACGACACGCCCACTTGATGCTGTGTAATAATTATTAACAGCCCAACAGGTGTTGTACCTCGATGAATCACTATTACAACTGCTGGCGATGATGTCGCAATACCTTCCATGTTTCAGGCGGGCGATACACACACCCGATGAAGTGATACCCTGAACAACACGCTCCGTCCTCGTGCGTGGGTCATAGATATGCCACTTCTCATTGATGGTACCCGACTGAGGCCTCTGTGCAGCCTTCCATGCAGCAAACGTGCTGATATTCACACCGACATAATCCATGAACTCCCAGTTACAAGCAACCCATCCTTCCAGACCCCAAATCTTATTGAAGCCCGATGATGTATCTGCCATACCGCTTGAATCCAACTGACCTGTCGTGTAACCAGAACTTGTGCCCTGGCCATAGACAGCCTGATCGTCTTTATTTCCACACCAACAGAGAGACAAGATAGCAATAATCTTGTTCTGCTCATAGCTGACATCATGATAACCACTACCTCTCCGATAGCAGAGATTGTAGAAATCCTGACCCGTGTAATTCAGGGCGCTCACAGGCATATTCGTGGGTTCTCCATTCTCATCATACCGCCATTCAGAAGAGGTCGTTTGCGTGCCTGTGCCTCTCTTCGTGACCTTACCAGAGATAGAGCGTATAGAACCCATATCATCAACACTCGCGCCATAGATACCTATCAGCTCAGACTTATGCTCTACCCATCCCGGTTCGATGGCCTCGATGTCATCTGAATCCACAGCCAACACATCGTGACCATCATCTGACAAGCCACGCAGGCATGTGAAATAGAGATACTTCGCACCACTCGGAACAGAACGGAAGATGTAATCACCATTCTCATTCTTGAAATCGATAGGACTTCCAGATATTCCCGTAATCGTCAATGTATCTACCTGAACAACCATTCCATCACTATCAACGAACACAGAGCCATACGTGGCATTCAGCAAACCGATATATCTCACCTGCTTCATTCCCTCGACATCGATACGGTACACAGCACATGATGTCAGCTGCTCGATGTTCGAATCCTCGAAGGGCTCACCGACAATCACACCCTCGACAGACACACCGACATAATCCCGATACAAGCACTCAGACAAGGCAAATCTTCTGAGGTTCTCATACGTTGCCAATGGCATCGTCTTCGAAGAGGACAGAAGGTAGTGTTTCTTCTGATTAATGAAGTCATTCACGCCCTTATACCAGAACTTCGGGATATACATGAAGTTATCGATACCCTCTCCGAGAGAATCCGTGTTGTCATAGGCCGTACCATCAGCCAACTTCTTATAATGAGCCTTAGACAGCTTCGCCAACCTCATCTTTCCTGTCGATGAAATGAACTTACCAGACACAGGACATGACTTCTCACGGATTCGCATGATATGACCGCTCGGCTCATACTCTTCATTATACAAGAAGCCAGTATGATTATCCATATTCGTCACCGCATCCGTGTCCTGAACATTATCATCAACGATGTAATCTGTATAGAGGCTATTGACCAAATCGAGCTCTGGGAAATAGCTTGCCATTGCATCGAAAGTCACATCATCTAACAGAGTGGGCAGAACCCATCTTCCCGTCAGGCCCTCACAACAGTTAGTCAGCTCAGAACCGATGCCCCTGGTACCTAACTGCATCAGCGCCTGAAGTACAGTTCCATCCTTCGTGATGGTTCCGACATTCAGAGACACCTCAGACAACTGAGCACCCGCATCGATGATAGCCTTCAACAGAGCATAGCTATCAATCTTCGCACATCCTGACACCCTCAGACTCGTGATGTTCGACAACCCCGCGAAGGTAAGGTTTCCATTCGGGTACTGCAACTGAGGCAGATTCACAAACGACAACGACGTCATTCCAGCAGGAAGATGAACCAGAGACAACGGTGCAGACTCAGACGGGGCGAACGTCTTCAACGAGCTGTTCTCAGCCCACACCTCCTGCAATCGAGGACAGTTCTTTGCCGACAACGTCTGAATCTTCGTCCTCCGTATATCAATCTTCTTTAGGAAAGGCATGGCAGGCAACTCCAGGGCCGACAGAATGCCCGTTGTGTACGATGGAGAATAAGACGCACCACCGATAATCAACTCTTCCAACAGCGTGCAATATTCCAGAGAGAATGCCTCCAGCTTCGGAGTACAATTCGAAATATCCAACTTGGCCAACTTATCAGCACCGAAGATATAAATCATCTTTCCTGACTCCTGAGCCGCATTCACAGACATCGTGTAGCTCTCTCCTGCCAACAGGTGACAACTATCCGCACAGGCATCCGCACGGTCTTCACCGAGGCCGAAGAATCCATCCTGAGCCGCCTTGATCGTGATGCTGATTGTTCCCATCATACGAGCCTTGAACGGGTTCGTGTACAGGTCACCGACCTGATACTGACCATCACAATACTTGAAACGCTTTCTCTGATAGTCGGGCAGATCGTCCAACCTCAGACCATGAAGAGCGAAGAAATAGTTATCCGCGGCCGTGCTATTCTCGATGTACTTTCTCTCACCATCGAAAGCACTTATCACCTTCGCAAACTTCGCCAATCGCTTCGTCACCCAGAAATGATAGCAACCTTCAGCGCTGAACACCCTGATATGGTTCCGCTCAGCCTTTCTCATGGCATCAGCGACACCATTCAAGGTGATTGTCTCTGACCCACCATCATTCAGCCAGAAGGAACCCGCAGCGTACGTCTGCTTGAATATGACGCTATCCCATCCTTGATACAGGTGGCTCGTGCGGGCATCCATATCCCAGGGAATCGTCAGACCGCAGTCATTATCCGACCCATCGACACAATCACCATCATACCAGTGGTTCAGATAAGCCTTCATCAATCCATCCGTCTCCAGATAGAACGCTATCATCATATTCTTCGAGCGCTGGTCAACACAAGCCTTATAGTCCGAAGCGACCGTGTAGCACAGAATACTCTTCACATTGGCATACTTGTGCAGCTCATGCTCCCACTTTCTCAGACGATTCGTCGGGTTGCCTACCGCACTCGCACCATCCAGCGTGATGTTACCATCTGCCGCCGTGAGGTTCTGGTTACACTGCTGACAGAACAGCAGCCAGCGATACAGCTGATAAGGGGCTTTCAGACCTCTCTCATACTTATCATTCAGATCGTCATCATCCGGGTATCTACTCTCATAATACGACATCCAGATAGGATTGCCCGTTGTGTTATCAATGGCCATCAAATCCGCAACAGAATTGACACCCTGCATCCAGCACAATGAGTCATATTTCAGCAGCTCATAGCACTCTACAGGATTCACCACACGACCCGACACGCTCCACTTCTTCGTGCCGCTATTATACGTCATCGTTCCCGTGGTCTCTTCCCAGGAACCACCCTGATACTGCATATAGTGGCCATCACTCGACAGATAGACAACATTCCACTCAAATTCATCGACATCCATCGCCTGAATCTCAGCCTTCGTCTTCTCTATCTCCGTGGGGTTATCCACAGCACCAACCTCCGTCATGCTTCCCGTGCCGTCATTCTCCAGCACCACATGACCAGGCCCACAATACTCACTCAGCACATAGATATTGCCAGCGATGAGTGATGACGTGTCAGCCAACACAGCAGCCTTGAAATCACTCAGACTCTGATTCTGTGCTGCCACCAGCTCAATGAAATCACCATAATTCAGACATGCCGCATTATATCCTGGTGTACCCTCGAAGCCATAGAACGCTGCATCACCCTTATCCGCACCGAAGTTAGCCTTCGCATGGAAATAGGCATTGGCGGGGTCTGTGGCCTCCTGAGCCGTCATAAGGTGGTCAGTACGGAACAGAGCACAAGGAACAGAATCGATGCTCGTATGAATCTCGAAATCACCCTCATTGAACACCTGAGCAGGAGTCATGTAGTCATTGCCGAGAGCCATCTGGGTCTCATTCATCAAATCCATCATGGCACCATTATGGGCACCACATGAATCCGAGTAATCGACCTTGATAGTGGTGATATTCGTGAACTGACCACCCTCGACAACCTGCAGCTTCTTTTTCGCTGCCATCCGTGCCGCCAGATCGTACTTCGCCAGAACATCCTCATCACCTCCATACATCTGCGAAATCTCCTCACGGGTGTACATCAAGCGCATACCCTTCGACTTCTTATGCTTGGCCTTCTTATTCTTAATCTTACGCCATGATGACGTGGTACCCTGATTACTTGTCGGGTCTTCCGTGATAATGCAGTTCTGCCATTCACGTCCAGGGAAATAGCAATACCAATCCAGAGGGATAGTGGTCTTCTTATCACCATCCAGACCTTCCAGATAGTCGGGGTAGTTCTTAGCGACATCCTCCGTGTTCGGATTCTTCGTCAGCACCACAACCACCAGACCAGCATCGAGACACTTCTGCATCGATGGGCGGTCCTTCGTAGTACCCTCTGCCGTCTGAGACACCATCACATTATTCTTCTCATACTCAGCAATCATCACCTCCGTGTCCGTCAGACCTATCAGATAATTGTTGAATGCCTGCATGAAATTATAATAGGTATTCCAGAACTTCACACCATACAGATAAATGTCCGCATCCGTACCATCCCATTCAATCGTAGCCTCCGTGTTCGGGAATGCCCCAGCCGTGTACTTCACCGCACCGACCTCATCACCATCCTTGAACACCTTAATCACGCCGATACCTGAATATGGGGCAACAGAACTGGGCTCCACAACGATGTCGAAGCGATGAATCATATCCAAAGCGAACGGCACCGTGCAGCTCGTTGCCGCATCTGTCAGGTCTCCATTCGTGTACACCACCAATTTCTCACCCGTCATGACGAATCCCATCTTATCACCTCGACACTGCATCAACACCGCCGAGCGATCTGCGACATTCTTCACCATCGTAGTGAACGTCAGAGCAGAACCATTCGTCTCGATGGCATTGTTGGCATAAGGCCTGATGTTACTCGATGCCCTCACATCTTCTGCGATTCTCAGAGACATACGACCAGGGTCATTCACCGTGCCATAATCAGTCGTGCCGTAACTATCCTTCACAAAGCCGTTGCTCGAATAATTCGAACCTGAGATAACAATTTCGACAGACCCGCCATCGGTACTGGGTACCACGATGGACTTATCGCTGTCGCTATTGCTACGACCAGAGAAATCAATATCAAACACCACACCCTCTGTTTCAGAGATAGGCAACAGAGAGCCAGACATCAGAACCGTGAACGCCTCTGGCTGAGCCGTTGCTTCACATTCCGCCATAATACTCAACTCATCACCTTCTACATACTCTGTCAGACGCTTCTTGACCGTGTAGGTCGTGTTCCTTGCCATCACCTGCTCCGTGATAACCTTCGTTGTGCCCTTCGTGACATTCTCAATCGACACCTCGACACTTGTCATTGCCGTGCTCCGGCGATAACAAGCCAAATCGAACACCAGAGACTCATAGACCTTCTTCGTGCCGTTTGTATCATCACTCCATCGAGCAACCACGATGGGCGTATCATAATCAGCCAACGAATCATCTTGCTGAATGACCATGACTGCCGTGTGCAGCACATTACCCTTCACACCAGACGAAACATCCTCTCCCTGAATACGGATAGGATAGGCACCATGAGCAAGGCCCGAAGGATTGATGAGCACATTATGCGAATAGGTATCCATGATAACCGATTCACTCAGCTGCTTCCACTCACCTTCGCGGAAAATCTCGACCTTTACCTTGATACCTCTGTCACTCGCATTGTTCGGGAACTTATACATCGGGATATTCTTCGCCACACCTCCGACTTCAAGGGACGTATCCCTCGTGTAGTTCAATGTCTGAACCGACACACACGTAACATCCACGACAACCAGAGACAGATTCTTTGTTGCCGTATTCCCACCATCATCGGTGATAACAGCCTGTAGAGAGACCTCACCAGCCTGAGCCGCGAGACTACTCAAATCAAACTCGAAGCTATAATCCGATATGGAGGCACTCGATGCCTTTCTGGGGCTGAACGATGCAACAGTCCTCTTCGTTGTCCTGTTGATGAACACCACATCAGCAATACTGTTGCTCGTCTCCTGATTTCCTGCCTTCGTGATAGACATAATCGCTGCCTTCACCTTGAACTCAGAACCAGCACGGCCATACATAGGATTATCCTTGAACGCTGCCGCGATGATTGTTCCTGAACTGCTTCCAGAACCTGTGCCGACAGAAAACTGAACCTCATCACCTATCTGATCGCCATCAGCATTCTTCATAGACAGCTTGACAATACCCTCGGTCTCTGTATCAACATCCAACTGGGTAGGCAGATTATTATACGCTCCACCCGTAGACAACGCATCCTTACCATTCTTCTGCGGAGCATCCTTCGTTTCAACCTTGCTGCCACCTCCGAAATCCTTCCACAGAGAGACCTCACCGAAGTCCGTCACCTCTCCCTGAAACTGCTTCGTCTCCATCGAGTTCTCACCCGTCCTGTAAGAGATAATCAGACCCTTCTTCGCATATCTGACTCCCGTCTCATTCTGATAGGCCACCAGACGCGCCACAGCACTCTCCAACGTATAAAACTCACCAGCCACAGGCGCACCTATCAGCTCATTGATGATGATATACGTCTCAGAACCAGCCGCGAGACTTCCAAAATCCTTCCAGTTGTCCGTGTTAAGCCAGTTCGCCTCCGTGACCGTCTTACCAATATACTGATACGTCTTCCAGATTCCAGCCGAAATCTCAAAGGACATGATTAGACCAGGAGCAGCCTTCTTCGCATTCCACACCGCATGAACAGCAGAAATGCTCTCATTCTCCGTGTCACACAGGACATAAAAGCCTGTCGTGGGCACATCATTCGTGATATTCAGAATCGTACTCAGACCAGCACCACCTACTTGCTTCAGCTCCGTATCATCAGAATCATACATGTATACCTTGTCACCACAGATATACATCTTTTCCAGGTAAGGAGTACTCCCGTTCATATACCGATTCACCTCAGGCCAACCGCTATAGTACTTGTTCCTCGCATACACCGCAAAAATTCCCAATCTCTCAATCCAACAGATTCGTGCATCCTTAGGCAACTCCATGAGGATAGAATCTTCAAACCTTACACCATCCGTAACGATTCCGTCAAAACGGACAGAATGGTGAGCCAGATCGTCATTCTTGATGGCTGTGTCAATCTGTTGTATCTGTTCGATTATATTATTAATCAAATCTACCGCATCGGTCAGCCTGTTTATAATCGTCATCATCGATGAGCTTCTGACCTCTTCAAGGTCTGTGCCATTGGCGATATAGATTCCCGTCCTACTCACATAGATACGACCCTTCACCAACGTAAAGTCAGAACCCTCCCACGATGGATAGTACTTTGAATCACCTCTATCCAGATAAAACTCTTTTCTACTCGTGCTGTAGTAGACATCAAGTGGGTCATATTCCCCAAATCCGTCATCATCAAGGATGTCCTCACTATCAATAACCCTGAGACCTCCAAACACCCGCACAGCCTTCGAAAACAGCTCGTAGATGTCCGTTCTCAGAGCATTCAACTTCCCAACCAGCGTATCGCTGTCCGTGATACCCTCCAAAAATGCGAGAATCTCATTGAAGTTGTTGATTGCATCATCAGCATTCTCTCCCACAAGCGAATCAACCTCATTCCGAATATCGGTGAACATATCCTTCACCTCTTGCGCCAACTTAGCATAAGTGACAGCACCCGCTCCCAACTTATCCGTAACGACAGCACCAGAAGAAATCTTGTTCACCGTGACAGCAGAATTTCCCAGCTTTTCCTCTGAGACAGCACCATCGGCAATCTTTGCCTTTACGACAGCAGAATTTCCCAGCTTATCCGAAGTGACAGCACCATCGGCAATGTCACCCGTGTTGATAACCTTCGACAGAAGGTCACTAATCAACCTTACAGCCTCGACCAACGCAGAACCCACCCTGTCAGCAGTATTCTCACCTACCTCAGTGGCATTCTTAATCTGATTGGCCAACGTCTGCAACGTAGACAAATTTCCTGTACTCATATTATTCTCCTATTGCATGTATATGAACTCTTTTTCCTCTCACAGAGTGGACTCCCCCACCCCTCACACTCTTCCAGTATTCCAGACACCCAGACAGATACGACTCCGCGACATTCATCACATCATTATATCTTCGGACTCTGTTCTTATCTTCCACATGACTCGCATACGCATCATCATGCCTCATGACACCCGACCTTGTGACAATCCCACCATCAGACTGCAGCAACTTGGCATAGACAAAGTATGCCAACGCCATTTTGAGGCCGCTACAACGCCGCCTAAGCCCTTCTTGGCCGTCACACCTTCCAACTACTCCCTGAACCCACGTTCCGCCGTTCAGCAAGATTCTTTCATTTTCTCCTATCTCATCAGACAGCAGACTTTCAAAGACATCAAGCCCGATAGCCGGAATGATCGTCATGTCCTCACACTCACGGATGAATACACCCACCTCACTCTCTTCGATATGCTTAGAGGTGGGGCGGGCGAGACTCCGAAACTCTTCAACCGTTATTAGATGCTCCATTTGCTGAAATATACTTCAAAGGTTGTATAGTAAAATCTTCAAATATCGCGTTCGGCTCATACCAACAGGCGAACACCTTCATGAAAGCTCTCTCGATGAACCTCTGTTCTGTTGTCACCTCTCCAGCATAATACTCATACGCCTCCGTCATGACCTGACCAGAGAATCCAAGCTTACCCGTGCGGATGGCATAGAACAATTCTTGATGAAACTGAGCGTAAATACGCTCCGTAACACTCGCCTCAGTAGCCGTAAACTCCTTATCATAGTTCCTGACAGGGAAAGGCACCACCTTCGGCTCATCTTCATCATCTTCCAGCTCGACATAAAGAATCTTCGAACCCTTCATATCTCCCTGGAAGTCCTTCAGGTCCTCATCGGTAATCATCTGTCTCTCTTCATAGATTGGCCGACCATTCTGGTCATACACACCTTCGCCGTTCGAGTCCTCCCGCATCTTCGGGGCTCCCTTCTTGGCTATCAGCATGCACGCCACAAGGAAATTATTCCTCACATTCCGATACTTGACATTCCCGAGGCCTTCATCAGTCGAAATCTCCGTGATGGATGAATCATACAACGGTGTCGGATAGACAAAACTTCCAGCCATAGAGAGCCACAACACCTGTCCGCGATAGCTGTCAACCCCTCCTGCTCTCTCAATCTGAGCCACCACAACTTCAGGGTCAGGATTAAAGACATCAAAACGGGTGATAAACTTCTCCGTCAACTGCTGACGCTTACCGCCTTTCGTCTCATCACCTTTCCAATCAACATGGTGAAGGATATGAGCCACCACACCTGCATCATCAGGCTCTTCCAGACGGCACTGCTCAAAGGGAATATGATTGACCTCTGTGACCTGCCCCAAGACGTTATAATTAACATGAAGGGACAGACCACCATAACGAGTCAAATCATCAGCCACCTGTTTCAGCAGATCGTCCAACGTGTCACCCGCACGATTCACTACGAACTCCGAGAGCGCGACATTCAAGAACCCGAACCCTTCAACGAACTTCTCGTATCTACTCAGACACAATCCGGCTGTCCCCGAAGCATTCGTGATGTTCCTGATATTCTGTGGGTACAGATTATCGTCGCCATACAACTTCATCCTGAAACGCTGCTCATACTTACTCGCGCAACGCTGCTCCGGCTTCTTCGTATTCTTTACATTCATACTCTCTCACCTGTTGAGTTACTCACCACTTTCAGCAGACAACTCCGCAATCAGACCTTCAACCTCAGAGAGACCCTTCTGAGCCTTCTCCAACGCCTTCTCAGCCTTCTCCAACGCCTTCTCAGCCTTCGCTTTCTTCTCAGCTGAATCAGCAGCCTTCACATTCTCACGGATGGCCTTGACCTTCGCCTTAGCACCTTCCAGAACCTTCTCGGCCTTCTCTTTCATCACCTGAGCCTCTTCAAGCGTTGGCTTCTCTTCCTGACCTGGCTTGAATCCTTCGGGAATCTTCTGAAAGAGGACTAACTGATTCGGGAACTTTTTGAGGAAGCTCTTAGCCACCTCATCCGTCAAATTATCATTGGAATACACCTTACCTCCATTGAACAAAGGACTGTGAATAATCGCACCAGCCTTCAACATGAAATTACTTTTCGTAGCCATAGCATTATGATGTTTTAGATAATTAATAACTTCCAGAAGTGCATCGTGATAACAATTCTGACACGATGTCGGACGGAACCTCTTACCGCACACTTCCAGATACAACTTCTCAATCGTGTCCTTATCTGAAGAGCCAAAGGGGAAATCGAATCTACCCTTCAGCTCTTCGACAAGAATCTTAGCTTCGGTCAACTCCATCACTCCGCAGCTGTCTTCAGTGACTCAAACTGAGCCTCCGTTGTGGAACTGTCTGTGTTGAAATAGAACAGAGCTGACTTTGGTGCTCCGACCTCCTGGAGAGTAATCAGCCAACCACCATCGGTGTCCTCAGAATACTTCTCATTCGTGCCCGCACTTGCAGTCAGGCCCTGATAATATCCATACACCTGATACTCGGCTTTGCCTTCCGTGCCCTTATGTTTGTTCTTGACAATCAGAACAAACGTTCCATTGGCCAATCCATCAATGACCTTGTCACAGACCTCTGGCCCATTGTCGAGAACCGCGATTGGTATCTCATGCGTCCACTTGTTGCGATACGTGCCCACAACCAAATCAGACTTCGCACCCGTGAACGGTGTGGAACCCATCTGAACAACACCGTAGCCTTTCTTTCCACTCTTCAAGATAAGGCTCTTGATGATGTTCGGATTGTTCGTGTCAAACACCGTGTTCGCGAAATCAATATCCGAACGGTTGAGGATAACACCATCGGGCTCAAGACCCTTCACAATAGGACTGTCGCAATTCTGCTCGATGTCCTTCTTAATCAATGTCTCGCAATTAAACATATCTTCTCACTTTTAATGGGTTAATATGCAGCCTGGAACATATCATCTTCCAGAATCTGGGTGCCAATCTTACCGGCGGCATAGATGTAGTTCCGGCGCTCTTTCTTATCGAACCAGATGTCAAGGTCTTCCAACAGACCACCCGATTCAGTAGCAACCTGCAACTGGGTGTTGGTGTTGGCATACACCATACGGAAAGGCTTGTTGGGCTTATCCTGAGCAGGTGTATTTCCTGAAGCTTCAGCCACCACATGCTCATAGGCTTGAATCATACGGTCCCAGATAGACACACGGGCAATCTTCACACCGTTGTACTCAGCGACATCCAGACCCTGGAACACCGTCTGCCACGGCATGATTACATTGTACGATTTCTTGATGTCGTAGGTCAGGCAATCAGCCATCGCCTTCGTCATCAGAATCACGGCACCTGGGTCACTCGTGATACGAGAATCGGCATCCATCAGGAACGTGTCTACCAAATCAGTAGCAACACCCTTCACCAACATAGCGGCACGCTGAGCAGCGAAGGTGGCCTCATTATTGGCAGCGATAGCCGTCAACTGCTTGCTGTTCGAGGCACAACGGGCGAAGATGCGCTTAAACAGACCATCACAGGTCGTGAACAGCTCCTTACGCAGATTCTCATCATCCGTGAGAATACCTCCCTGAGCCTGCTTATTGGCGGCGGTGTCACCGAACCATCCGAAACGCCAAATCATTCTCTTCATCTGGAACTCCAGAGCAGGACGGATGATATACGACATGAACTCAGTCGAAGTCAGGTCGGCGATGTCCGTACCAGTCTTTAACGTGTACTCCGCGATAGTGGCCTGCAGAGACTCATAACAAATCTTCAGAGGAATCTGCCAATCACCCAGAACCCAACGCTTCTGACTATTAGCCACACCATACTCCTGGTAGGTGGGGTCACAACCCGAACCAGCCTGACCAACCTCATCACCCAGACCGAGGAACGCAACAGGGTCACCATTCTTCACCTTCTTCAGGCTCACGAAACGCTGAAAATCTTCGTCCTGGTCAATCGACAGGGGAATCAAATCTTTCAAATCGGTGACATCCTTGGGATTTACCGAAATGTTCTGAAAAAACTTTGCCATTTTTACTAAACTTTAAATCATTAAAAAAACAACCTTACTTCTTATCCTTGTAGGTGCCGTTACGACGTGCCTCCAACTCTTCTGCCATAGGTGACTTCTCTTCCAACTCACCAGCAGCCTGTGAAGCGCGAGAACCCTCTACCTTACGGGCAGCAGGCTTATACGTGGAAGACAACTTCGCCAGAGCCTTCTCACCTCCAGCAATCTTGACAGCATTCAGGATGCGAAGCTCCTCAACGGTCTTAGCCTTAGCCTCTGCGACCTTCAGCTTACCCTTCAGTTCCTCATTCTCATCCTTCAAGGCCTGAATCTCAGCATCCTTGTCATCCTTGCCATCTTCATCACCACCACCTCCTTCGCCTTCCTTAGGCTTAATCTCGGTGATAACACCATCCTTCACCACGATAGTAGAACCATCGGGCATAGAATGCTCTCCATCAGGGCTTGCCTTGTCCCCAACCTGAGGGTCACCCTCTTCACGCTCAACTGTCAGCGTACCGCCATCAGACGTGGAAAGGTCCATCCCCTTCACTTCACCACTCTCCAAGTCCTCGGCACTCTCGATACCCAACTTGGCAAGCATTTTTTTCCAGATAGAGGCCTTCACCTCCACCTTCTCATCTTTTACTTCTGCCATTTTTTCTTGATTTTTTTGATTAAACATAACACCATCCTTCTTGGCTGAAGCCGGTGCGATAATTTCTCCGATAATACCGAGACTCTTTGCCTCATCAGCACTGATATACTTATCTTCATTCATCAATGCCTGCATCTGCTCCCTGTCACACCCGCACCTCTCGACATACAAATCAAGAATCTTGTCCTGCTGAGCCTTCAGGTTATCTGCAGCCTTCTGCAAATCATCTGCCGTCATTTGGTCTCCCAGAGAATAGCCAGGCACCCACGGATTGTGCACACACACCTGAGCACTCTTATACGCCTTTCTCCTTTCCTTCGGTGCAGCCATCAGAATCACCGTAGCCATCGATGCAGCCTTTCCTTCGATGATAGAAGTAATCTGCTTTCCCGTAGCTCTCAGCTTGTCATAGATCGCCCACCCCTCCATGACAGAACCACCATCACAGAAGATGTGCAGCTCTATCTCATCATCATTCTCGTCCATAGACGCCACGAAATCATCTATGTCCTTGAAGCATACACCCTCGACCTCGCCCCACCATTGACACAGATTCTTTTCATTCTCCGTCTGAATGTCATTGTACAATTTAAGTATCGCCATATAAAGAAATTCTTTAATTACGTCTGCAAAAATAAAGAATTTTATTCCGAAAATCTTTAAACATCAAATCTTTCCATTCTCATTCCGTGATAGTAAAAAACGGGGCACCAGAACTTCACAGCCCCAATGCCCCAACCTTAACTAAACTATTTGGTAATCACAAATTCATCTTTTTCTCCATTCTCTTCGTTACCCGATAGATCGTAGCAACTGGAACATCATACTGCTCTTCGAGATACCGCACAATATACGTCTTCTTGTGACCCTCTGACTCCAGCCTCTTCAAGTCCTCATACATTTGCAGATACTTCACATCCTTCACATCCACACCATTGCTGACAAGTATTCTCAGAATGCCCTCAGCGACCTTCAACACATCATACTGCTTCATACCGTACTAATATCTTCCAACACCTCGACACGATTCTCCACATCATTAATCTCTGACACGCTCACCACAGGGCGCGGAGCCATCGCCATGCCCTTTGCTACCGCATTCGCCAGGAAATCCTCACCTACCTGAGAGCCACCACCCTGAACAGAGATAGGTACGCCACCACCAATCTGATTAAACGATGACAACACAGGGGCGAACATCCTTGTGGCCTGAGCCGTCAGAACACTCTCACCATTACTCAGCATAGCCGGAATACTATCCGATGTCTCTGTCCCTGGGCCCTCGACAGCACCACCCTGAGCGAACTTCGCACTCTGAACCATCGACACCGCAGACGCTACATTTCCTAACACAGTTCCCACCGTGGTAGCAATAGCCACGAGATTTGCCGGATAAGGAACGCTCTGAGCCTGTTTTATGCCCTGAGCCAGTGCCACACCAGTATTGATGGCTATCTCAGCGAGAGCGAGGACTTTTGCCGCCTTCGCCAATCCCTCATTCTCACTTGCAAAGGCATTCGCTAACTTCGACAACCCTCCGAACACTCCTGCATACGCCTGCATCTTCGCTTGCTCCATCTGAACCTCGGCATCGACCAGAGCCTTCTTTGCCTTATTGTAATCTGACTGTAACTGCAGCTTTCGGTTATTGAACTCTTCCGCTGTCTCAGTCTCCATCTGCTGAGCCTCTTCCAACAAAGCTGCCTTCTCTTCCAGATTGATTCTCAGCTGCTCCAGCTCATCATTGCCATTAACCTCAGCCTCCAGCCTCTTCTCTTCATACCTCTTCTTGATCGCATCAATCTCATTCTGAGACCGCTCATCTTCCAACTCAGCGAACATCTGATTATACTGCTGCTTGATAGCCCAGATATTCCTCTGCTTTTCCTCTTCTGACATCGTGGATTGCTCGATACTCGAAAGAGCCAACTGCCTCTCATTCTCTATCTTCGCATATCTCAGCTGATACTCCTGCTCAGAACCCTGCCTGACAACAGTCAGCATTCTCTCGATATACTCCTGCTCCCTTCTGATACTCTCATCGATTCGCTTCCGGTCGAACTCAGCCATCTTCTCATCACGAATCTTCACCAGACTCTCCATCTGAGACATGATAGCATTCTGAGCCTCCGTAGTCAGATTCTTATCCGTGGCCAACTTGATACGCAAATCTTCAATCTGCCTGTCATAACCCCTCTTGATAGCCTCTCTCTTCTGTTCAGCCGTTTGAACGGTCAACTGATACAACAAGTCCTCTGCCTTACGAATCTCTTCCAACTCTTTCTTCTTCGCCTCAGCCGCCTCCTTAGCCAACTTATCAGCCTTATTTTTGTCTGTTTTTGAGCCTAAGCCACTTCCAGACCTTCCGCTTACACCCGAACCGCTGACACCTCCCGAACCGCTGCCATCCGTCTCAGATGCCTCCGGGATGCTTATTGTGTCTATCCGTGCACCCCTCATCGTCCTGTTGAACGCATCGACATACCCATTAGCCAAACTGACACCCGCCTTCTTAACATCATCGACACCTTCACCCAGAGATTTCACAACACCACCGACCAGACCCTTCGCGCCCTGGGCTATCTTATCAGCATCAAACGTCAATATACCCTCAACCACGTCAAACAGAGACTCAGCTTCACGGCCTATCAGTTTGAATCCATCGATGATAAGATTGAACACCATCTTGAACACCTCCCACAGCGATTTCACAGCCGCCACGATAAGTTCAACACCACCACGGAACACAGTAGCCTTGTTATACAGATTGATGAAGTAATTGATACCTGAAATCAGTCCATCCAGAAACTTCGAGATACCCTCAGATGTCAGCGTCTTAACCCTCAACATCATTTCACCGAATCCCTTGTCAGACATATCGAACAATGCCGACATCCTTTTATTCATTTCCGCATTGGCCTCCAGCAACCTCTCCTGCTCCTTGCCATACTCGCCCGTAACGGCCTTCACATCTTCAATCTTCTTCGTCATGGTATCCAGCTGCTCAATCATCTTCAAGCCACCAGCGGCACCCTGCTTACCGAACACATCCTTCAACACACTACCGACAACCTGACTATCCTGAGGCATTTCCCTCAACTTCGAGCTGATTTCCTGAATGACATCAAACGTGGACTTCGCCCCACTCTGCAAATCCTGCTCAACCTGCTTAGAACTGATACCGATAGCATCCAGAGAGTCAGCCGTACCCTTTGCCATTTCCCTGATTCTCTTCGATGCCATCTGAATCAAATCAAGGCCCTTATCAGAGAATATTCCGCTACGTGTCTGGGCGATAATCGCCACCATTTCATCTGCTGCAATACCCGCATCATGGAAAGATGGCCCATACTGCTGAATCTGACTCAGCATGCTACCCGACAAATCTGCTCCGGCTACAAATCCATCATTCACAATCTTCAAAGCCTCCTGAGCGCTCATCCCATACTGAGCAACCAACGAATCAACCGTCTGCAACACCTCGACATAATCCTTACCGAACATGTCTGCCGTTGCCTGAATCTCTGACCTCATCGCCTTCAGCTCATCACCAGACAGCCCCAGGAACTCCCTCGTCAGTCTCGTAGCCTCTTCAACACCCTTGTTATAGTCATAGAACCACTTGAACGCCACACCGACACCCACGATGCCGGCAAGGGCAACAAACACAGGATTCGTCAACAACCCCAACAACGTCTTACCGAAAGCAGAAGCCGCCACAGAAGCCTGTCCAAACATTCCTTGAATGCCTCCACCATTCTGTGACATTCTCAACAGAGACTCCGCAAACTGATTATTTACACCCAACGCATTCTTGATGCTGTTCTCATAATTACCAACATTCCGATAGAACCGCGTGGTCTCTTCCTCGGCACTCTTCAACTGATTCGTTATGTCATTGATATGGTCGCGCAGAGCATGACCCCTCGCACCCTCTCTCTCAGCCTTCGAGAGACTGTCATATTCTTTCGTGGCGTTCGACAACTCAGCACGCAGAGCACGCAGAGAACCCTCCTGCTCCTTCTCTTGCTTGATGTTGTTCTGCACCTCCTTTGACAGACCTCTCACATTCTCCTTGTACTCCTTAATCATTTCTTCCATCGCGGTGACCTGAACCTTATATTCGCCCGCCGTAATGGTTCCCTCCTTATACTGGTCAGCCAGATTCTTCTCCGCTGCCTTCAGTTCCTCAATCTTCTCCTTATAACGCATGATGCCATAAATCGCATCTTCATACTTCACGGAGATATTCAAAACTCTCTCTTCATCACTTTTTGTCATAGCCTTATGTTTTTAGAATTTTAATTGCAAAAGCGTAACATCTGCCACACCATTCACATCACACTTCATTTCCATCACAGAATAGTAATGCCCATACTGAGCAATATACACCGGGCGCGTCTCATCGAACCCCATCAGCTCGACCAGACTCATCGCCACCTTCTCCTTAATCACCACAACCTCCTTGAACGATTCCTTCAACAGAGCATACTTCGTGTTGATTACCGACTGAAGGTTTATATCAAAGCTTGCTGTCTCTCCATCCGTCCTGACAACCCTCGGCTCCACTCTCTGATATTCGTAGCTCACACCACCACCGACATATTCACCTTGCTCATTGGTGTACCCATTCACCTTCTTGAACACCCAGATAGGAATGATGGTGTCACTCGCCGCAAACGGAAACTCATACATCGTCTTCTTTTTTGTCAGCTGCTCATTCTTCACTTCCAGATCGCCATCGTAATCTCCCTTCACCGTCTCATCATCCTTCCACTTGAATATGTTGTGCTGGGCATAATCTGTCACCTTATAAGACAACTGCCTCGGCTGATTCATGCCCCCATCAGCGATAATCCTTTCAGACCAATCATAAGCATCATCAACGTTATCCCTGAGAGATTCCATTTCCTCGAAGCTCACCACATCACCCTCGACATTCAGAGGGAACGTGCCCGTGATAGCTGCCAGGAACTTCACCAAATCGATAATCTTAACACGAGGCAAGTTATACACAATCGGAAGATTCTGACCATACTGAACATCGCTGAACGAATTAGTAATCAGCCACGCACCGCCACCTCTCTCGAAATAGAAATCATACCAACTCGCATTCGCGACCAAATCGAAATACAGCTGCTCACCCTTCTTCATCTCAATCGTGCCTTCACCTATCATCGCCTCATACAATGTGTTGCCCTCATACTGATAGCCCTTCTTATCCGTATTTGAGCCACACATGAAAGATGATTTCTCCGTTCCGTCAGCATTACATAGGACCACTCGGATATAAGACGCTGAATCATGATATGCAGGCAATCCATCAGAACCAGAGACTCCTCCGCTATAAGTCCTCCGACAATACCCCGCAACTTTGAGATACATCTTCGTATCCGACCGCGCCACAAGTCTTCTACCCACCTTGTCAAAATTCGTCTCTCCAGGAGCATACAGAGAGAACTCCAGCTCCCCATACGTCTGACCAGCCTGAAACGTAATTTCCAACTCTTCATAATAAGTCAGACGGTTCGCTTTCCTCTCCGTCAATACTATCGCCAACGTGTCTATATAATCCTTCACAGACTGTGGCCAACTGAACCCGACTCCGAACTGAGCCCGAACCCTCTCCAGTAACCAACTCACCATCACAACAGGATTCGTCCTCACCGTGGAACCACTCAGAGACAATGGGTTGCGCTTTTCCTCCGGCCTATACTGCCGAACATAATCAAACGTCCCTTCTCTTTTTCCACTATTCCAGGCAGAATCACTCATCGCCGCCGGAACCTCAGAATTGTAACCAATATATCCATAGCCGTTCGATACACCTGCTGTCGGATTCAACTCATAACGGATTGTCGCATTACTGTTCAGATCGTTCAACGTCACAGCATCATCGATGAGCCCCTTCAAGGCTCCCATAACACCCCAGACCACAGACAACTCAATCTCCGTAGGTGTGACCTTCAACACAAAGAGCTTGCCGTTTCTTATGACCTCGACACCATTCCTCACGAACCTCACACTATATTCCTTGCGCGGGTCACGAGCAACGAATCCATCACCAGAAGTGCGCGACTCGAACTGAAGGATGGCCTTATTCCTCACCGTAGCAGGAACCTTGATTGTACTCGTATTATTTGACACAATCTTTGACACATCCCTGAACAGGTTGCTCTTATAATTCAGAACCACCCTCGTAGAGTTATCAATATCCAATAACTCATCATTGACATAAAGCTGTTCGTCCCTCATATATCAAAAGCTCTGAACCGCCACATCTGGCAGATTAATCTCAATCTCAAAATCCTGCAACACCTCACCCGTCTTCTCGATCGTACCTCCATTGACAGACACAGACATCCATCTTGGCTCACCGTCCTCATATCCCATGAACATGTCAACCATCGGCGATGATGCCACATCCATCAGCAAATCCCACGTATCGCTATCCACAAGCGGAGCACACACCGCAACAGACTGAGACCTCTCAACCCTCTGACGCTTTCCATACGCACCTTGATAGCCGTACTTCATATCATACGACTTCAAATTATTCAGCATATACTCTCCCATGCTTGTTCTGTGCGACTCCGTGCCCTTCTTGAACAGCCAATAGCTGTACATACCATGACGGTTAATCCATCTGAGGTAGATGCCCGTATCAGAATCATCGACATTGATTCTCAGCTTATCCGTCTTAACACCACCACCTGAATATCTGAATGTCAGGTCAAACGTTGTGTCAAAGGTCATTTCCACAAAAGCACCCGTGCAGTCCTTTATCAGATAGAATCCTTTCACATCATCATCAGACAGCAACGGCACATTCCACAATCCTCGCTCATTGATGTTCACGAACCGACTCGCTACACCATCCTTGCAGAACAGAATAGAACCGCCACCATGAGCATAAATACTGAACGTGAAGGGATAGTTCCTGAACCACGTCACCGTCCTGAAAGCATTGAACACCTCATCACCACCAATCTTCAAAGCCCCCCAGATAGCAAGCCCCTCAAACATAAAGTTTGACCTTCTCACCGTTCCGTCTGCCATTTCGACTGCGATACTATACGATACACGAGTGGCAAGCCCCGACTTCTGCACATTCTCATAATCGACATCACCGAAATAATTCAGTCCCTCATTTGACTCTGTGTAGCCCCTCTCGAAAAGGTACTGAACATATTCCCTGACATCCATCGTGACCTTACCAGAGATTCCGCTGTGCATCGGCACAGCCAACAATTCCTCCATAACACCCCCGACCTTATAGAATATCACAGTCGCACCCTTCAGATTCCCCTCGATCGTGAAGATACAGGGATTGAATGCGAACATCACCTCATCAGGATACGTGACATGATATATCTCACTATCCGTTGGGTTGGGAACAAAAGAAACATTTGATTGTCTCATACATTTATCGTTTTATTGATTTTGATTGAATCTACCTCGACACCTACCAACTGCAACATCCTGTCACCGACTCTCCGCACCGCTTCGGGTATCGCATTTGAATATATATCGTCACGCCCTCCAGTCCTGAACAGCCTCGTTCCCTCTCTCTTGATTTTCCTTGCTATCAGGAACGACAGAGACATTTCGCCTCTCTGCTCTGGAGTATACTTATGCGGTCTGTCCGTCTTATACGGAATCGGCGTTGCCTTGATGCCCTTATCCTTCATCCATTGACGGATGATAGCCTGAAAGCCCATCGGCACTTTGCCACCTCTTCGTCCCGTTTCCAGAACTCCGAAGGCGTTACGCCCCCACAACGTACCTGATTCCTCAGAGACATCGACACGAAGGCTTGCCATCGTACGACCTGATGCCTTCTGACCAGCTGAAAGATGATGCGCGATAATCACCTTACGCAACTCTTCCAGCTCTTCTGACAAAATCTGTCTCGGTGTTGAACCTCCCTTCATACTCCACACTTACCGATTACCTCTCTCAGCCTCAAATCAAGGAACACACCCGTCACATTGTCGGCCATACTCTCATAGATCGTATAATACGGCACATCGCCCTCAATGGGCTCGAAGAAGCCGCTTTTATTCAGCTCCTGGATAAACTGACCAGCAACATCCTTCATGGCCGTATATACCCGCTCATTTTCATCGCCATCCGCATCCCTCGGTACCTTATCGATGAACGCTACGGCACAATTCTCATTATCCCTGAGCCTCCCATTTCGGAAATTCAGATTACCACCGACAGGCAAGATTGTTACAATCGCAGGCAACGACACACGCCCCACCTTGACATCAACACCATCCCAACTGTCGAACACATAGCTGAAAGCAGGGAACTTCTGCCCCGCAATCTCTTTCAGTTTATCTTCAATACTCATTACGAACCTCTCTTTCTATTATTATCTGCCTGAATAACCTTCTGAACCTCCCTATTGAACTTCTCCGTCTCAGCATCAATCTGCAAACACTTATAGATTCGCATCCATGACACACCGAACACCTGATTATGGTCTGTGATACCCATCCGCTTCGCATACCAATCAATCATTCCGAACACACCGAAGTTCATCTTACCTATCCCAGCCCTCACCTGAACATCAGTGGGCTTCACCTTCACAGACTCAAAGAGCCCGTTTATCCACTTCACACGACCTGCCACCCATCCACAGAAGCAAACGACCTCCACAGCCCTTGCATTATCAACCTCACCACGCTCCATCCCAAGCAACACACGGCACGTAAGATAGAACATATCTTCACCATTGGAACATTCCTGCAAATCAAGCATCTGCCCCAACGTCATTTCCGACAAATCCACAGGGACATCATGACCGCCCACCTTCGATGGCCTCTCCAGACTCTCCATATCAAGCCCCTTGACATCTTCGCTATGCGCTGCCACAATCAACCAATCCCTGAACCTCACATTTCTCTCCATATCAATCAAGTTTATTATAATGGGCTCTCGCCGTTCCTCTTCTCTGACTCTTCAACCTATCCAGAGCAACATATCTCAACGCATCGATACCATGATTGTTTCTGTCCTCTGGGTCATTCGTTCTCTTTCCGTCTCGGTCTTTCTTCCACTTATAAGACTTCGCATTGGCAATGATACCCTTTGACCGCCTCGTGAAGTGAATCTTATACCTTCTCAGAATATCCAGACCGACCACGATGCTGTCCGCACCCTTCGGACTCGCCACAATCCACATCCCTTCGGCTCGAATCTCCGCAATACTCTTCGGTTCTGCACAATCGGCAATGATACAATCCTTCCTTGTCATACCCTGAGACTTCGCCCTCTCCGCAATCATCGGATTCGTCATACCCGTCTCATAGATTCTCTCATCGACCCACAGGTCACCATGAGCCAGGCAGACCTCTTCCAAAGCAGACGGGTCATTCGTGAATCCGAAGTCCAACCCGAAAGCAGTCATTTTCCTCTCAGACATCGGCGGCATTGCATCCACAATATCCCAGTTCTTCAACACAAGACCCTCAATCTTTCCTGTCAGACCTCTCGCATACACCTTCCACAGTTCTGGGTCGCTGATGCTCTCGATACGCTCATGTTCCTCTTTACTCAGGAACGGATTTCCTCGATGGTCTGAGATTATCAGCTTCACACCATCACGTCCTATCACCTCATCATGACACCAGAACCGCTCAGACGGGTTGTAATCAAGAAAGACCCTCTTCCTCGTTCTCATCTGCAACTGCCAATAGATGTCGAACGGCACACCGTTACACTCATTGATAAACAGATAATCCCTCTTTCCAGACTTCGCATCCTGAGCATTCGCATACGACTGAAACTCTATGATGCTCCCATTCTTACCCGTGATGAAATGACCTGACTCATTGATCGTGAAGAATGCCGTCATCCACTCAGAACCAGAACGGATGTTCCTCGCATCGCGAAGAGCACCCACCCTCAGGTTCGGGAAGTCCTGTCCTACCACCGTAATCACACATCCCTCATCGGTGATGGCAAAGTAATAAAGCAACTGCATCAGAGTGTACGTCTTTCCTGACGATGTACCTCCCTGATTCACTCTCGTACGCTCCTTACCTTCCAGATTCGCACGAAACAGCGGCCCTATGACCTTAAACGGCATCATATATCAACCTCATCTTCACTATTCCTCGGCTCCACATCAGACTCGACAAAGCCGACCTCAATCTTTGAATCCATCCGACCCATCACATCCAGCTTCTCAGCAGGCTTCTCTCCTATCATCGCACAGATCGTATTGTACGCCTGAACATCACCCTGCTCAGCCTTCGCTATCAGAGAACGTGTGACTACCACTTGATGGTTCATGTCCTCTTCCTCGAATCCCTCATCAGCCAACTTCTGCTTCAATGCCGGCGATAACTCCACATTGTACATCATCATTTCCAGCACCTCACGCATCGTCTTTTTCTTCCGTCTCGCCTCCACAGAAGCCTTCCCAGCCTTCGAAGCCCTCTCCCGAAGCTCTTCCGAAGTTAAGTCCTCTGCCTTCAGCAGATTCTCTTTTCTACCTTTTCTCATACTCACACACCTTTGATGGGCACCTTGATGATTGGATTGTAATCCAACCTCTTCTGCTTCTCAGATCGCCCTTTGTTCGACTCATCAATCTTCACAATCCTCGTGCCCCACTTCATCTGCAAGGCCTCCAGCTGTTCCTTCTCTCTCTGACGGTTGCGATACGTCGCACACCCTCCTTTGTTCTCCGACTGCTTACAGAGATAGTGGTAAGCGTTCACTCTCAGCACCACCCTCTCCAGATTCAACTGCTGCAACGTCATATCATAATCTTCTTTCAACGGCAGACTCTCATCATAATAGCACCTGTTTCCCTTCAAGAAACATTGGAACGGCCCACCGATATATGAACGTGTGCTGAACGGCGTGTTATGACGGTATGCCATCGGGTCAAAATTACAATTCAGCCCCCAGAACTTCGCACCAATCTCTTTCGCGATGATACTGTACTTCTCCAGGAACATCATGAAATCTTCCGCTCCTATGACAACAGGAACATAGCCAAAGCCTGATTCCTCATCATAATCATACCTTCGTATGCAATTCAAATCATCATCGATAATCAGGACCACATCCATTCCTCGCTTAAACTCTTCATCAAGGATGTGATTCCTCACCCTGCAGAGATTTCCCTGCACGCCCTCTGGACAACTGACAATATCCGCATCCGGATAATTCTTCTTGTACTCATCATACTCCTTGTGGTCTACCCAGATACGACAGAAAGGAAGATAATCCAACGTCAACACCTGCGATGGCCTCTTATATGATGGCGCATTTACTGAAATCTTCATTTCTTTCCCTTATTTTTGTTAGTTTTCGAGCCTAAGCTGTTTTCTTTGAGCAGCCGATTAATTACCTCGCTCCCTCTCAAAACTCGGCCTACGCCAATCTTTTGCCCGTTTACATTCGTGGAACCTTTCTTGGTAGACAATAATCTGACTGGCTTTATCCCAAACAACGTCTGAGCCTGCAGCCAATCTACCTCGTTATCAAAATACAACACAACATAGTTATGCGACTCATCCAGAATCTCCGTAAACTCCACATCACCCGACTCAGACTTTCCTCTGCCCTTCAGGTTGATGGGAACATCCCACCCAACCAATTCCTTCACATCCCATGCCTTCAACAGACTATCATCATTCTCCGCATAGTGCATATTCTCCTTGATAACATACTCTCTCAGCTTCTCCTTAGGTGTATCCTCCGGCAGAATCTTGCACAGCACATTCTCCCACCTCAACTGCTTATATGCCTTGTATCGGTGATTACCTGAGATAACGACATAACGCCCTTCGAACGGGAACACCTTCACCTCATCCAGATTCTTCATTTCAGGAGAGTTCTTGATGCTCTCCAGAAGGCTGTCAAACTTCGCCTTCGTAATCTTACGCGGATTCTTCGGAACACCAGGAATCTGACCAGTGTTCTCACAAAGGAGTTCCAATGGGAGCTCCCGAATCTCGACCTTCAAATCGAAATTACCCATAGTTTTAGCAAAATGTTTAAACGTTTAAAGAATATTCGACTGCAAATATAAAGAATTTCTTTAATACATACAAACATTTAAGGGATATTAGCAACAAAAAATAGGGAGATACTGCCTCATGGCAACACCTCCCCCACAAAGTAACGAAAGAACGTAGAAAAATTATGGCTCCATCTGATACCTGTTCGTGACAACCATTGCCACCTGCTTCATGTCCTTTGAATGGACAATCTTCTGAACAGGCACAAAATAATTCACTCCATCCTGGAACGTTGCATTCACATAGCTCTCCACCGTGTTCACAATAGCAACATTCTGAACCTTCATGCTCCCATCAGTAAGATACTGAGACAGATTATAATCCTTTCCCTTACCAAACACGAACACCAGCTGATTCGTAGCCCTATCCTTGAACATGCTCATCGAATCATCACACCCCCTCTCTCTGAGGAAATCGCTGATGTACTTTGAGAACAATATCACATATCCCTTGTTCTGACCTCTCCTGACCCTGAACATCATGCCATCAGGATAGCCACCACGATTCCCATTGCCTCGTCTGCCATTCCCGACACCCGTCAGGTTAGACCAGTCATAATCGACCGTTTCCGGCTCCGGCTCTTTCTCTTCTACCTTCTCCACTTGCACAGGTTCGGGCTCAGGTCCAGGTTCTGGAATCCTGAAATCCGATTCAAACAGCCTGCTCTTCGACTTCGCCAACTCCATAGCCATCTTCACCTCTTCCTCTGGAGCTCCTATCTTCGTTCCGAACTTCTTTGCCGAATTAGGACACCTGTATATCCTGAACAACAGAGCCATCACCCTGATACACTCAGACTTGTCTCCATTGACCACAGCAGGAACCTCTTTCTTCAACGTGGGCGCTATCTCCAACTGCCACATCCCATTGAGGTGCTCCCAGAACCTATTGCCCTTCATTCCATTGATCGTCTCAATGTCACACATATCCCAAGGGAAAGCGCTTCGAAACGCCAACTCAACAGGCACACCATCACAGAACACATAAAAGTTCTTCACCTGACCGAACTTCTCGATACACTCCTTGAACTTTCCTAACACGTTACGCTTCACCAGGAAGTTCACCAACTGGCTTCTTTGATGCTCATTCATAATCTTAAAGGTTTTGTTATTAATCGATGGTCGAAAGACCCATAAAATGCAATCCGTACAACTTCGCTGCCGTGTATTCCAAAGTACACCCGTTTGACTTTCTCCATCCACTATCCAGATAGATAACATCACACGTCATCAGCAAATCAATACACCGCCCCATCGCAGTATGTTCCTCGATGGGCTCTCCCACAATCGGGCACACATCGAAAGAACACACCACCTCGGCATTTGGGAACTCCTTGCCAAGCTTTTCCTTCAACATCTTACAACGCAAAGCTGCCTTCTCTTTCTTTTCCTGTAACGTTGCCTCATTCCGTGCATTGACGGGGGTGGCGATATAGATTTTCAATTTTTGTTCCATAATTTTAATACCTGAATTTAGAAAAATGATATACTTTTATCTTCATGCTTCGTCCTCCTTATACCAAGCCCAGGCATCAAACTTTGCCATCTTCACCATCTTCTTTGTTATCAGACTCGCCAAATCCTCAGCATATATCCATCCCACAGCCAACTTCTGTGTGCCATCCTCCATCTTAAATGCCACCTCTGCAGGAACCACACCAGGACTCCAGAACCTGACAAGTTCACACAGCAGGCACTTGTGACCTCTCACCTTAAAAAAGATATACACAAACTTCTTTCCTGGACTCTCCGTAGAAGGGTGCATTATTGAACGCAACGCCTTCCTAACATTCTTGTCGATACTCATAATTTTTGAATTTTGCCGTTTATTTTTGAGCCTAAGCCGCTCTTCGTAATAAATACATATTCTTATCCAGCAGCTCCAAAATCTCAGCATGCTGGGCCGTAGATTGATTCATCCGACCTCTCGACTGCACAACCTTCCACGTCCTGATGTTTATCTCGATCGTTTCCAGACGATTCCCATCTTTGTCCTTTGCTGACAATATCAGGCTATCAGGATGCCTCTTCATATCATAATAGCCATTCGCGAATACGCAATGGTGCATAAACGTACCCTCTTCGGCTATCTCCTTCACAGAACCAATGACTGTTATCATAATATTCTCATCCCCGAAGCAGATACCGAAGAACCTTCCACGGCCTTTCTTATATTGGGCTTCGTACTTCTCCGCCTGAGCCATCCGCTCTGCCAACTTTCTCGCATTCTCCTTCGCTTCCTTCTTATTCATCAGCCTATCATGAGCTGCCAACAGATTTTCTGGGCAGACATACATCGCATTATGCGTGTCCTTGTGGAAATATTCCAGCAATTCCAGATAATCCGTCCATATTGACGCATCAGGAATGATATACCCATTCCGATTGCATATCCTGAGAGCATGCAACCACCTTGTGCGGTCTTTCAACCGACCGCCCTCATTCATCCAGAATGCAAGAAGAGAATATTGCTTCGTCTTCACCAGTTCCTCAGCGAACGGCTCCGTCAACATCTTTTTCATCACCTCAACAATGTTTGTCCTCTCGCCAAACTTCACCAACTCAGAACGCCACCCATTCCTCTTCAATCTTTTTGATACCCTCGTCACCGGATAGAATATATTCCCTGTGACATCAAACACATCATTCCGAATATAATAGCCCGAACACCCTCCATTGTGATGCTTCACGCCCCAGAGGTCTGTCAGATGGTTCCATCGAAAATGCCACGGACTTCTCGTGTACGTCTTCGACAAGATCGTCTCACGACCCTCATCATCTATCCAATTCTGATATACTTCATTGATGTCTATCTTCGTTGCCGAACCGACACCATTCCATCGTCTGACCTGAAACGTCCTCACGACCGTATAACCCTTAAACGTGGTGATAAACGACACATCCCTCAATTCCTCATGACCATCGTACTTCTGAACGTGCGCATCCTTCCAGAACCTCAGAGGCAGGTTCTCTCCGCAATTCGGGCACGTATGGCTACCGACACCCAAACTGACAGCAAGCAGCGGTTTATCTACATGTTCATAATGACCGCAACACATACACCTGACCGTTCCTTCTTTCCAATAAAGACCATATTTCTCGAACACGTTATTATGTATCCATCTTTTTTGAGCCACCGTCAGCTCTGGAAGTTTCTCTCTCATTGACAGAAACATTCTCTCTCTCTTCGTTCTCGCCTTCAGGGGCTTCACCTCCTTGACAGGACCACATTCTACATATCCGCTCGTACACATATCACAGCCCTCCAAATAAATCACCCATCATTGCATTCTCCTTAGCCCTCTTCTCTTCGAGCTTCTTACGCCTTTCTTCAGCATCCTTCCGCTCTTTCTCCTTACGAGCTTTCTCCTGAGCTGCAGCCTTGGCTTCCATATCTTTCTTGAACTCAGCCTTAGCCTTCTCCATCGCCTCCATCTTTTCCTCTTCCGTGAGGTCCACATGGCCAGACACAATCACCTTACTCGGATTCTGGTTGCCGGGGTCTTTCAGATCGTCCTCATCAAAGAAATGCTTAATCATCCCATAGACCTCTTCATCGTCCCATCCAGCCTGCCCCGTCTTCTTCGCAACAGACAACACATAATTACATGCCCCCTCCACAGTCTTGTAAGGCTTCGACTTGACTGTTTCTGCAAACAGTTCGTCTTTCTCCATTTCCTTCTCTACCCATTCGCTTATGCGCTGGATGAAGAACTTGGTCACACCATTCTTTTTCCCGGTATCGACCTTTTTCTTTTCGTTACTCATGATTACCAATAGTTATTGATTGTTACGTTTTAGGAAAATTCAAACAAAGGGATTCTTCTTATATCGATGAACCCCCTCTCTTCTACCTCTCTCAGAACCTTCACCAACTCATCATCATCCAGACGGACAGGACACTCGTAGTTGACCGTAATCTTCTCTTCCATCCCGAAATGACGTTGGATTTTTCTTATCACCTCCATGTCAGATGTGCGGAAATAAACTACTGCCTCAAACTTCGCCATCCCTCACCTCCTATCAGAAAGCAATATCACCTGCCCGCATTTCCGCCTCTATCTGAGACACCAGCTCTTCATTTACATATCCGTGGTCCCACAGACCGCCCTCCCTCAGATTCTCGCCATTCCGGTACTTGACTCTGAGATAACATTTCAATCCTTCCAGACCCGTAGGCCCTCCATATTCATCTTTCTTCTTTTCCACAGCCATCGGCGTTCCCTGCTTCAACCTCCACCACGGCATGAACTTCTTGGAGAACTGCAACAGAATATCCTGGACATCATAATTCGCATACGTACCCTTATAATCCATCAAGTAGCCAGAGAAATAAATCATTAACCCATACATCGTGCATTCGTCACCATAACGAGCCACGAACATATCAGCCACCATGTCAGCCGTGTTCTGATTCATCAGTTCCCTGTTCATTCCCAAAGAATAGACACCTCCCAGATTCACCTTCACAACCATCTTCGCCGCACCTTCCACATTATAGACCACATCAAGCTGACCCAACGTGATGCAACTCTTCACGGCCAACTCATTCTTCAATTTCTGAGCCTTACCCCAATTCATCGGGGCGAAATACTCATATACCTTCGTTATAGTCGGGAAGTCCTTCAAGAAACTCTCTACCGCCTCCATCTGCCTGCGAGAGAATCGACTGCTGCACCTCTCTGATAAGGTATTCCTGGGACTCCCTGATATTATCTGCGACAGTTGGTCGCTCTGAAACAAATCTCCTATCTGACTCATATCTCTTCTTTTTTAACGTTAACCACCGATTCACCATTGAATCGACATTTTTAATCTTCTGCCCAGACGAGGTAACCCACCCCTGAGCATTGTAATAATCATAGAACTCCCTCGCCTCCTGCTCCGTCATGCCCTTCACCGTACAGATACGCACAACCTCAGAGAACTGCGGGGGAGCAAAATCCTTCACCTTCCGCTTCTGGCTCATATCCTTCTCATCGAACAGAGACGGTTGCCTTTCCACGACCTTCGGCCTTGACACCTTCGGCTTCGGTCTCTCGACAGGCTTAGGCGATGTCGCCACCACATCAGACTCATCTTCTTTCTCAACACCAGAAGCAACATTAAAGATGTAAACAGGCTGCTTTCTCCCATTCCCTTCCTCATAAACTATCAGACCATTATCGATAAGCCGTTTTCTGGCCGCGCTGAGCGTGTTTTTTGTAATTCCCAACAAATTACACAGCTCTTCATTTTTGACAAGACAGCGGGGCGGGAAATCGGCATTTCTCCATATATGAAGCAATCCCAACCCCAAAGCGATCTGCGAACTATCCATCTTCATTGAAACAGCCTTCACCCAGAACTCTTCGATATAATCCTCGTAGCTCATTCGATATAATTCCCTACCTCTCTCTGGAACTCTTCGAGAGAATGACAAATCACATACTTAATCTTGAACCTCTTGCACTCTTTCTCGAATGCCTTCTGTTCATCACTCTGTCTCCCCACCGGGGTCTTCATTTCGATACACAAGGCTGCATAGCCTCCCTGTGGGATAAGCAATATCAAATCCGCGACACCTGCCCTCACACCCTCATCTTTCATTATCTTCGCCGTCCAGACATTTCTCTTGCCTCCATTACCAACAGCGAAAAACATTCTCTCAATAGAGGGATATGAACGCCGGAACCACTCAACGCATTGCTTCTGAATCTGACTCTCTGTTAATGGCTTCATAACTCCTTACCGAACATATCAAGCGCTGCATCATACAACATCTGCTGTGTGCTCACCTTCTTTTCCTCAACATCATCATCCGTGCCCGTGACACCATTCGCGATGTCCTTCTTCGTCTGAATCAACTCATACATATACTCATCGATAGTACCCTCTCCCAGAAGGTAGGTACAGGTCACCGCATTCTTCTGACCATTACGATGGGCGCGGTCCTCAGCCTGACAGCAATCCGAATACGTCCACGGAAACTCAATGAACAGCACATTACTCGATGCCGTGAGCGTCAATCCCGTGCCACCAGAACGGTAGTTCAGGATTATCAATCGGCAATCCGGGTCTTCCTGAAATGAATCGACTGCCCTCTGCTTCTCCCTATCATCATCATCACCTGTCACTGTGACCGCATCACGGAACTCCTGCTTCAACTCGAAAACGACCTGTTTCAAGAAACAGAAAACAATCAGCTTCTCACCTCCATCAATCGTGTTATGAATGATGTCGATGGCCGACTTTATCTTTCCCTTCGCCGAAATCTGTTTCAATATACCCATCTTAACCATGATGGCACCCCTCACAGCCCTCTGAATCTTTTCATCATCAGCATCCTTATATTCCCTCAGATACTTGATAATATCACGCTCAGCCTCTTCATATTCCTTTCGGTTATCAATATCCGTCACCAGATAAGACCTCGTCTTGTCTGGCAACCACTTCAACACATCCTTTTTTTGCCTACGGAAAAAACAGAACTTATGCAGCAGGTAATTCAACTCCTTCAGATGGCTTGATTTATTCTCACCTGCACAGAACCGCTCCTGAAACTTCATATAACCTCCGAAATCTTCCATCCGCCCCATGATGTTCAACTGCTGAATGAGGTCGGTATTATTATTGACTACAGGGGTTCCCGTCAGCTCCAAAACATACTCCTTTCCACTCGCGATTCCCTGAACGAACTTCGCCTGCTGCGTCTTTCCAGACTTACACTTGTGGCTCTCATCGATGATAACAGACCGAAACAAATCTATTCTCTCATCAAACTCAATGGACTTCAACGTGAAACGCTGCTGGCTCTTCACTCTCTTCACAAAGAATTTTCTCAGGCTCTCATAGTTCACGATGAACACTTTCGCCATCGGCTCACCATTCAGATTCTTCATCAACCAGAAGTTCTGCCAGATCGCCCGGTTCTCATCAGAGAGAATCACCGCATTCACACCTCCGAACTTCTTAAACTCTCGTTGCCAGTTCACCTTCAACGATGCTGGGCAGACAACCAACACAGGCCACGCCTGAGAAGCCGTCATCGTGCCTATCGCCTGAGCAGTCTTACCCAGACCAGGCTCATCACCCATGATACACCGTTTCTTCTCCAGAGCATACGCGATACCCTGACGTTGATACTCATACGGTTCCAATGTCATGTTGTGAGGAACCTTCAACTCCGGCATCGGTGGTATCTCATACGTCTCAACAGGTTCTTCGTCCTTCTGCCACGAGACAGAACCACACAGACGATTGTCAACAGCCCAATCAGCCATCTTGTGAAGATACCCTGCATCGAAGATTGACACCTCCCAGAAATGCCCATCCGCCCGATAACGAGCAGATGGGATTCTCTTGATACACTTCACAAGCAATGGGTGATACGCGAAGGACACCTTATAACAGGTCGGTGTAAGCGTATAGAACATTGGTTGCATGACTTCACACGATTAAGCGACAACTTTTTCTTTCTTCTTTGACTTCTTTTTCGAAGTCTCTACCCCAACCGAGACAGAAGGTACAGCCCCCGGTTGGACATCCTTGAACGGGTCACCCGTATCACCGAAATTCAGCGTGCCCTCTTTCAGACCCCACTTCTTTTGCTCGATGTACAGCTTCACCTCATACTTCAAATTATCCATCGCCAACGACAGATCGCTCAGATACACATAATGTTCGTCCTCTTCGATATTCACCTTCGGACTATCCACACCGACAACATCACCACGGTCAAGGATACGCGTTCCTGACATCGACACCTCCAGCTCATTATCCCCGAAGGTGACTTCACCAACAGAGAACCGCCGGAAGATGCTCCTATCATCTGCACCATCCTGAGCCGACAGGCTCGTTAAGTCGTTTCCCACACTTTCCCTCTGTTCCGTCAACAGAACCAGATGAGGAATCAAATCCCAGAATGCCCTCTTCAAATCACGATGGACGATGTTCGCACCAACCATCGTAATCATATCAGAGTCCGCATTCCTGTAGACCACCGTAAGGGTGTTCTGCTTCGTTAATTGAATCTTTTTGAACTCCATATTAAAAAAAATTAGAAGGTAGAGATTATCCCTACCAATTAAATTGCTGATAGAAATCTTCAAAATACCTGTCTTCTGGAACAGGTAACTGAATCCCGAACTCCGTTGCAGCATCAGCCTGAATCTTCGTCATGAACTCCGACATCTGTTGTGTGCTTAACTTGCTCGTCTGACCAATCACCACCACCGTCTCACCTTTCCACACTATCTGCTTCCTGAGATATTGACGGCAGTAATAATCATGAACATCCTGCTTCGGGGTTCCCGTCTCTCTCTCGATACACGCGAACCACATCCACATCAAATCATTCTGCGATATGCTCCGCTTCTCACTTGCCCGCTTGATAGTCAGAACATACGTTCCATTCTTCAAGGTGGAAAACAGATAGTCCAGATTGGTATCACACCTCACCACACCATCTGTTTTCACCACCGTGACAACCTTTGCCATCAGAAGGGCAAATCATCTGCCCCAGGAACACCAGACTGAGGTGGGAACGGGCCACCACCAAACTGAGGCTGCTGAACGAACTGTTGGGGCTGTTGGGGCTGCTGAACAGGTCTCTGCCCCTGTTGCTGACTCTGAGGCATCGACATCAACACTATATCAGATGCGACAATCTCAACCGTTTGTCTCTTCTGTCCTTGATTATCCATAAAGTCCGAGTAAACAATCATTCCCTCGACATCGATTTTCATTCCCTTCTTAACATAACGCCCACAGAAGTCCGCAAGGTTCCTCCATGCCGTGATATTGTGCCACTGGGTTGTCTCAGGAACCTGCTGACCATCCTGACGGACGTAGCCCCCTGAACTCGTGGCCAACGAAAATCTCGCATACTGAACACCTCCCTGGGTGGTTCTTACCTCCGCATCTCGTCCTACCATGCCGATAAGCGATACATGATTCTTGTGCTTCATCTTCTTATATCAATTTAAATTCAACACTCTCCTTGAAATTCGTGCTCTTCAAACAATCCAGATAAGCCTCCGGATATGACTCTTTCAGCTTCTTACTATCTACTGACTGACGGACACCACCAGCTTTCTTCATGATAGACAGATGTTCCGACTTCCAGCCTCTCACTCCGCTTGATTCCAAATCGGCCTTCATCATCGCCTTCAGCTCTTCTTTACGTGCCGCAATCTCTTTCTCCTTCGTCAGTAGATCGTATATCTCAGTCTCTATATCCATCAGCCTGTCGGGCAACTCTTCAACGGCACCCTCCTGCTTCACTTCACCGATATTCCAGAGGTCTGAGAACTGACAGCTATCCTCACCATTCAGATACGCGGCAATGATTCTCTTGCACACCTCAGACGGAATCCTTTCCAACTCCATGAAATCGGCCACACCATACTGAGGCTTCGGCAACCAGAACAGCCACAACCTCCCCACCTTCTCGCTTGGATTATCCAATTCGAACAGATAAGCATAGATAGACAACTGCAGCCTCACATTGTTCACATGAATAACAGAGGTTGTCTTCACATCACCAATATCCCACAGACCATCAGAATCGGGCTCCATGACCTTATCGATGCTCGATGCGATATTCTGACCATCATCAACCAGATACTCACTCAGAGCTACCTTAATGCCGTACTTCTCTTTCAATGCAATATAATCCTGCAGCGAACCACATTCCTCATCATTGATTCCCACGCTATCATATAACTCCAGTTTGCTGTGAATCAGACTACCATAATCGGCGGCTCTCTTCAACACATCATCAGGAACCATCGAATATGTCTCAGGGAACATCCACTTCACAATCGGAGTGACACCCTTCAACAAATTACCATACAGCTTATACGTGTGGTTCTCTTTTTCGAAGACAACCTCACTCATCTTCAACGTATTCATCATGCAGCATCCTTGATTTCGTTACACCTGTCCACGCACGCATTGATGAGCTCCTTGTCATTCTTCAACGATGGGTAAGACTTGAATATCATTTCAATCTCTTCCCTCGACTCAGCAAGCCTCACCTTCTCAATCGCCTCAGCTCTCACCTGAGCGACCGCCATAGACTTTCCGAACTCGAATCGGACGTTCCTCTTTTCATCTGTCACCTGTAAATAAGTCACTCTCTTATCAAGGTACTCAATAGCAGATACCAGGAACCGGGTCTTAGGCTGTTTCTTACCATTCGCCCCGGTTCTCCATTCGTCTTGACCGAGATTAACCCAGATGAAAGGACTGGTGTACAGTTCACGTCCGATTCCCCAATTCACACAAGCACGCTTGAAAGCATCAGAAGCCTGCCCCTTCTCTTTATCTGTATAACTCTCCACACCGACATCCTGTTTAGAGACCCAATTGCCTTGGTCATCCCTCACAGAGACCGTGCAAAACAGATTGCCATTGATAAGCTCATGCTCCCTCTTCCAATTCATAGGTCCCACGACCTCATCGAGCAACCTCATATCAACTCGCGCATCCTTGTATAACAACAGAGATACGCCCTTGTCAGTCACAGTGCCGACCCTGCATTCAATCTCGTCGGCAGTCAGCTCACGAAATTCTAATTTTTCCATGATTACCAAATTTTAGTGAAACAAAAAAATAATAAACTGAACTTTGAAGATGCGGAGGATTCGAACCCCCCAGAACCTCACGGCCCCTCCACACTGGATGCACCAACCATGAAAACGGAATTACTTACCTAAAAGGAAAGTAAAAAAAGATGCACCTTCATGCACCTTGACTATTCATCAGCTCACAATATCTATCATAGAAGGGCTTGATGATATTCTTCCAATATTCTTCCGTATAGACTATTCCCAAAAACATCAGGAAAAAACTATCCGAACATATCAACACACAAGGCATCGCGAACAGAATGACAATCGCGATATTCACTACAATATTCAATGATTCTTTTTTCATAGCCTTATTACTTTAATCTTGCATACCTGAGAACATCCGAAGCGTTGCACTGCCATTTCCCATTCTGGGCCATGCTGTTACCCTTCTCCGCTCTGACCTTACCCTCGACAATCAACTTCTCCAATCTGGAGCGACCGCCCACAATCTTCTCTGAGAACCTGAACCCAAAGGTCTTGTCATTCATCACACGAAGGATATTTTGCAGAACCTCACTATCGCTATTCTGGTATATCATCTTCACTTCTTAACTCAATCTCTGCCCTGCCCCGTCTCGACATCCTACACCTCCGCAAATCTCCAGCTGCACCTGACACCTGCATGATGAAGAACAGAAACGCGAACAGAATCTCAATCCCATGTTTCCGAATCTCTCTCAAATCGAAATTGATTCTCATCTTCTCACAGACCATCCACCACAACAGTTCTGTATCCTTCGAGATACCCAGCTTTCGGTAGATCGTCTTTTTCTGCGTCTTGACAGTGTGGTAAGACCTGCAAAGGGACTCAGCGACTTCCTTATCACTAAGCCCCTTGCAGAACTCTTCGGCAACCCTCCGCTCGGCAGAGGATAATTCATTTGCTGCCTACGCAGTCCTGGTCACCTCAATGACCAGCCCCACCGTCTTCATAGAGAAATTCACACCCTCACGTCTCATTTCCCTCTTCACACGGCCTATGCTCACCGACAGTGACGTGGACTGCTCGACAGGCCATTTCTCTTTATCACCGACCTTCATCTTCTTTAATGTAGGCGTGATAGGCTTCTTTAATCCTTCCATTTTGCTGTCAATTCATTAGTTACACTTACCAATACATCCATCGTCTTCATCATCTCTCCCGCCTTGTCAGAAGCTCTTCTGTAACTTTCATACCAATTGTCTGACGATTTCCGAGCTTGCTCCAACTCGACTGCACAAGAACTCAACTTACTCTTGGTGTCTTGAAGCTCATTCCACGCTCCCAGATACATGTCGACCATCTTTTCAATTAATCCTTCGATAGTCATACTGCCTGGATTCAATTCCAACTTCAGCTCTTCAATGAGCTCTTCTCTACTCTTTTCCATAATTACCTTAATTTAGTTAGACAAAAAAATCTTGTGGCTGGCCACCGTACGACCGATAATTCCCGTTACTGTCTTCGCGGTTATTCCTGTGGAATTACGAACACCCTCCATCTGGAGAGTACCACACCAGCCTGAATCCGTTCTGCATTCTTGGCTCCTTCGTTACTTTACCCCCATGCTTGCATCTACCCTGACAGGGCTGCTTGCTTCTTGGGTTTTCCTCGATTCGATATGTCAGCCTATCTTCGGCAACTGGCTTGCTTCAGGGTATTGCTTGCCACCCTCATCGTTACTCGCCCCATCAGGCAGGGGAACCTCCACTTCAACTCGGTATGTGGACACCATCGTGGGCGGTATCCTATCAAAAGGTAGGCTCTGAGACCGTACCGCCCTTACCAAATTTTATGTTAGTTATACAATCCGAACACTTCGAAATCATCTTGACTATTCCAACGGTCACGCATGACCTCATTCTCGACATCCCTCCAGTCTGGCAACACATCCATCACCTTCTCGACAATACGAGGTGACTGGTGCCGTCCATCCTCATGAGCTACCCACACCTCCGACTCCTTGCCCTTCATCAACTCCACACCTATGAATGCCCCACCATAATCGAACTCCTGAGAATAGCTAATACAACCATCAGCAATGGCCTCATAAACTCCATCGGCCACCGTGGCCTTTATCTGCTGAACAATAGTATCAATCCACATCATTCCTCTACCTCCTTAATCTCATATTCAGACACACCCCGCATCTGGAGCTGGTCTTCGACATTACACAACAAATCATCCCACTCATCTTCATCCAGGAACTCCGACATCCAAACATCGCTGTACTCCGGCTTCAGCTGCTTCGACAACTGTGAGCAATCCAGAATAGCCTCCTGGAACTGGGCGCATTCTCTCAAACTGACTGTAATCATCATCTTCTTCATAACCTCGCCCTCCTTATTTCACATAGTAAGTAACCTGCAGACCTCTTCTCAACTTACACACACACTTATCTTCCCTTGAACGAAAAGCGCGCTCCAGCTGCTTATTCATCATTTCAACACCGATAAGGAGAACAAGACCAGAAACACCCATCAAGGTATCGACCTTCTTTCCCTCATCATTCCGACCATAGACCTTCATTCTGAAGTTCTGGTTAATCTCACTCGTGGAGTAGTTTAAAACTTGATTCTTCATAATTCCGTTTTCTTTTAATTTTACCCCTTTCGAGGTATCTAATTTTCTTGTCCGTTTAAAGATTTGTTTGTATCTTTGTATCGGAATCGAGCACAAAAATAAAGACTTTCTTTTTATGCTACAAGGATTTGTCTTTAAAAAGTCTTGATTTTAACAGAAATTTTATTGCCTTAACAGAACTGCAACTAAACAATATTTGGTATGACCGGATTAGAAGCTAAAACTATTTTGCAAGAAAACGGGATAAATCTCTCCGAACTTGCAGCCCAGCTGAACATTTCACCACAAGCATTCAGCAGCCGCCTTAATGCACAATTGTTCAAGAAAAGCTATCAGCTTGAAATCAATCAAGCACTCAAGCGCTCCATCTTTGATGTCTCAAAAGATGATGAATTTAGACAACCAATCCTTGACATCAGGATATGTGCTGGGAACGGTATCGGCCTCGAAGGTGACGAGAACAAGGTTATCGAGTACGTGAATATCCCTTCACTCTCTGGGTGCATCGGCATGACGGTCTATGGCGAGAGCATGTATCCACAATACAAGCCGGGTGACGTGATATTCGTCCGACCCGTCACAGACAAATACGACATCGACTTCGGACAGACATTCCTCGTCATCACTCACTCTGACCGCCTTCTGAAGATGCTCTATGAATCGGACAAAGGACCTGATTACCTGAGACTGTCCTCATATAACATCGACACCAAGCCCGATGGGGAACGTCTCTATCCAGATCGTGACATCCCCGTTGATAACATCCTATTTATATATAAGGTTGTTGGCAGCCTCCAACGTAAACAGATGTAACATGAGACACACCTTCATTTCTCTCTCCCTTCTCTTCTCCATGAACCTGGGCGCACAACAGATCGCCCAGGACGTGGCAGAACCGGGCGGACTCCGCATTATCTCCACGACCCTCGAAACATGCCGGAACGCATCTGATAAGGTAGTGCTCTCTATCGGACTCACCTCATACACCAAACAGAACACCACCTTCACCCTGAACATCAAAGCGACAGCCACCACCCCCATCACCATCCCGAAGCGATCTGCTCTTCTTATCAAAACATTCAACGGGACAATCATCGAGCTATATAGCACCAATACTGCCGATGGGTGTGTCCGTGACGTGCATAACATCAATGGCTTCGTGTTCAGCGACTACTCAGCCACTCCATCATACGACATCACACTGGAACAGATTCATACAATAGCCAATGAAGGACTCTCAAAGATACGCATTCAGACTTCCACATCTACCATCGATAAGGAATATAAAAAAGACAAAGCTGGCAAAGTGATACGCACAGACCTCACCATCCTGAAAGATGCCCTACATATTAACAAAGATTTCCATGACGGATTCTGATTCAGTACCAAAAATTGACCTGTAAAACTGATTCAGTACCAAAAATTGACCTGTAAAACTGATTCAGTACCAAAAATTGACCTGTAAGCTATCTTTCGCGCGCGTA